GTTTGACCAAATGGGAAACCTAGATCTTGTTGCAGTTACACCACTTCGCCATGCCAATGGAGGTTTGTCCGATGTCAATATTACCATTTTGGCTTGGGCCACTGACGTGGTCCTTTCTAGCCCTACAACTTGTAACGTTGATGGCATATCTCCGCAATCTGATGAATATTCCAATAAACCGTTTTCAATCAAGGCCACAAATTTTGCTTCCATGATGGATCGTTTGTCTACTGCACCTATTATAGGTCCATATGCTAGAGCGACGTCATTAGCAGCTTCTGCCGCTTCTGGTATCGCTGCTTTGTTTGGGTTTAGTAAACCTTTGCAACTTGAGCGTTGTATCATAGTTCCAAAGGTCACAAACGACATGGCAGTATCAGGAGGCAATGATGACAGTCACAAGTTGACGTTGGATCCAAAACAAGAGCTTACTGTAGATCCTAGGGCTTTTGGTCTTGGTTCTAAGGATGAAATGGATATCCGTTATGTGGCTTCTACTGAAAGTTACATTGACACGTTCACGTGGACATCTGGTAATTCAACCCCTGCTGGCACTATTTTATGGAACGGCATTGTTGATCCCGGTCAGTACGTCATCTATGGTGCTTCGGGTTTGAATATACCGAAAATTAATATGACGGCTTCTTGTTTTGCTGCTACTCCGTTTCAATACTGGCGCGGTTCCATCATCTACCGATTTCAGATAGTATGCAGCGCCCTTCATAAGGGACGCTTACGTATTGTCTATGATCCGGAGATAGAAGTTTCCGCTAACGATCCTACTAGAATCACACCAGAATATAACTTGGCTTATCATACTGTTGTGGACATTTCAGAGACCCAAGATTTCGAAGTTGTTGTTGGTTGGGGTCAACCATCATCATACAGGGAGAACTGCTTTTATGCAGGAATTGGCCCCATGTTCGACAACACCCCATTGCTCTACAATTCTTCTTTGAACAACGCTGGAAATGGTGTTCTTGGTGTGTATGTTATGAATGAATTGGTAAACCCAAGTGCTTCAGTTGATGATTGTTATGTCGTTGTTAGCATGAGGGCTGGACCCGATTTTGAAGTTGCGTGCCCCACTAGTAGGCCTATGGCCCGGCTAAGATATTTGACTCATAGTTTGGTCAACCCACCAGAGGCCCTTGTTGCCGAAATTGTGGAAGAAGAAATTGTGGACCCTCAATCAGCTGAGTTACCGGTTTCTGCGGTGCCTTCAGGAGAGGCAAATATGGCACAAGGAGCTGCAATGTCTAACACTATGGCAGATTTAGGATCATTGACTTCTCACACTAATGATGTCTTTATGGGTGAAACCGTGCGGTCGTTTCGTACGTTACTCAAAAGATTCACTATGAGTGAGCTTGTTAATGTTTCTGTTGTTGCGGCTGGAACGTTGAATGGTGCAGTTTTGCTTCAACGTCCCTCTATGCCCATTGAGCCTGGGTATACTCGCAAGTCTGATCTTGGGTCAGAGAGAGTTACCCGGACTGTCCAGACTAAAGAATATGCATATGGTTTTTTAACACCTTTGCGTTTCGTATCGTCTGGGTATGTTGGGTGGAGAGGATCTATTCGTTGGAAGGTCACCAATTCCACTGTGTGTTGCAACCAAATAGCTGGACCCATTTACGTTACTAGATATTCTGGTTGTTCTCCTTTGAACATAACTGAAACTGCTGAAAATAAATCTACAAATGCTGGGATGTCTCAGTATCTTGTTGGATTTGATGAAGTAGCAACATTTCAAGAAGGAGGACAATTAGTACATCATGTCATTGAACCAATTGCGTCTTTTGAAGTACCATTTTACTCTACACGCAGGTTTTTGCCAGCTAGATCTTTGACAGAGTTTGCTTCTGGTCCCAATACTGTTTTCAAACCTTGTTGGAAGTATGGTTATGAAACTGCAACTAATTTTTCTTACGCAGCTAACCACAACCTGTATTGCGCCGCAGGTGAAGATTTTAATCTAGGTATGTTCATAGGCGCTCCTGTGGTGTATCTCGAAGGTATACCACCTACATAGTCAG